AAGGTCGACGCCGCGCTGCTTGTCGACCTTGACCGAGATGTTGCCTTCCTCGGTGTCCTGCGGAACCATCGTGGCGCCGGTTCGGACGTTGTAGCGAATGGGGCGGCGCACACGGATCGTGTCGCCGTCCTTCGCCTTGCTGTAGTTCTTCTCGTAGCGGCGGTTGACGAGCTTCGCGGCGACGAGTTCGTTTTCCAGTTGGACCAGCGCCTCGCGGACGATGATCTGCGTCGTCAGGAGAGAGTTAGCCATTGGGGTGGCCGTCCTTTCGGATCAGCCGCGCGTGTCCCTACGCCAAGCCTCGAAGGCGGGCGTATTCCTCAACCGGGAGGTTGGGGTCATAGAGATTCGGCGCGGACGGCGCCCTGCCGGATACGATTTTCGGCGGCGGGGGCGCGCTTGTTGCGGGGGCGGTCGCCCGCGCGTGCGCTGCGCGCTCCGCGATGCGACCGAACTCAACCGCGACCTGGACAGGCGACAGCCCCGCGAGGCGGGACAGCTCGGCCTTGTTGGTCGCAAAATGACGCACCACGTCCGCGCCACCGTCTTCGGTAGCCATCGACGCGACGAAAGCATCGGCAACGGGGGCCGGAACGTGCCGGCCGATCGTCAACGCATGCTCCCGAATTTCGGGGTAGTCGGCTTCGGCCGCCGCTAGGCGGTCGACGAACGCACGTTCGGTTGCGGCATCGCGTGCCGCTGCGGCCTGCTGCTGGCGCGCGACGTGTTCGCGTGCCGCATCGGCCTTGATGTCGTGAATCGCCGCCGCCTTGATGTAGGCCGGGTCATACTCGCCGGCCGCGAACTTCGCGGGGTCCGGCGGCGGCCCGATCATGCCCGAGACATCAACCGGCGCGGCCTGCGGCTGCGGTGCCGTTGGCTGCTGGGGCTGCTGCTGAACCGCCTCGGCCCTGCCGCGCCAGTAGGCGGCTTCGGCTTCGGCGTCCCGCGCGCGCGCGCGCAACTTGATGTTGTCGCGAACGGTCGGCGGCTTCGGCGCCTCTGGTTCGGCTTCGGTTTCGGGCCTGTCGACTTCCGGCGGCGTTTCCGGCTTCTCTGTCGCCTGCGGCTCAGGGGCCGGCGCGGCAGCGGGCGCGGAATCGGCAACGGCCGGCGCGGGGATTTCCCCGCCCGGTTGGGCTTCGTCGGACATTTGGAGCCTTAGGTGTGCCGCAAGCGCGCGGCGACGCCCCCGCTAGTGACCCTGCGGGGCGGGCTGCGGCTTGGCCGCGTTGAAGAGTTTCACGTGGCGTCGACCGCCTTGGCGTTGCCCTCATCCTCAATCTTCACGCCGGCCTGGCGGGCCTCCATGGCCTTCAGGCCCAACTCGGCCCGCTTGATCTCGACTTCGGCCTGCGCCTTCTCGGCCATGGCCTGCGCCTTGATCATCTCGGCCTGGGCGATCACCTGCTCGGGCGCGGGCGGCTGCGGCTGCGGCGGCGGGTCGCCTTCCTCTGGCGTTGCCAGCCCGGGCGGCAGCGAACGCCGCGCCCTGGCCGCGATCTCGTCAGCGCCGGGCCAGTCCATCTGCTTCACGATCAGGTCGGACGCAATCTGCATCAGGCTCGGATAGGCTTGGCTCATCGCCATCATGCTCTCGCGCGCTTCCTCGCGACGCGTGCTGTAGGACGGCGCTACCGTGACCACCACGTCATACTTTCCGACAGCAAGGTCGTTCAGCCGTGGCTGGCCGGGCGCCGCGAACTTGTTCACGGTCACGATCTCTTCCGCGCCGTCTTCGCCCAGCGTGCGGACAACCCGCTCGGTGTCGTAGATCAGCGGGATCAACTCGACCAAGATGCGGCCGGTCTGCATGATCCCGCGACCGAGGTTGTCGACGTAGTGATATGTGCCAACATCGCCCTCGCGCTGGCGGGCAATGATGGCCTTGCCGGTCTTCTCGTTGGACTCGTCGCCCAGCGACGCGCGGTAGATGCCCGTCGTGCGCTGCAAGTCGTCGGCCGCCATCGCGAGGTCCGCGATCAAGGCCTGCGACGGCACGTCAGGCGCGACGCGCTGCGGCGGCGGGTTGTTGCCGTCCGGATTGTAGTAAAGCACCGGGTAGTTGGCCCGGTTGGCGTTGGCCCATACGGCTTCATGGCCGGCCAGCTGCTTCGGCGTCGCTGTCCACTTGGCCTTGGGCGCCATCGCGACCGCTTCGGCCAGCGTGCTGCGATGCAAGTTGTAAATCTTCTGCGGGTCCGTGGCGTCGCGCACCATGCCGCGCCGCATCGTCCACTCGCCCAGGTCGATTTCCTCGCCCAGCACCGGCACGATCGGCAGGATCGTCCCTGCCCAGTCGGTCGTGTCCTCCAGTTGCTCGGCGCCGTTCATCAGCCGCATGCATACCTTGGTCCGCAGAACCTTGCGTTCGCGCTCGACCAGGCCGGCGGTCCGCAAATATTCCAGCGTGCCAGGCTTGGCCTCTTCCTCGTCTTCGGCGCAGATAACCTTGCCGTTGGTCAGGCGCAGCAGCGTGCGGTCAACATCGTCCTTATACCAGTATTCCGCGACGCGGAGTTTCTCGCCGCCGTCACCAAACCAACTGGCCGAGATGCTGTCCCCGCGATCCCATGCCTCGGTCCTGGCCTTGGGCCAGCGGCGCTGAAACTCGCGCTTGGTCAACATCTCCGTGACGAAGACGTGTCGCGCGTCCTCGCGCGTCGGCATCTGCGACCCCGAATCCCAAACGACCGAAAACGGCGAGAAAATCGGTCGGATTCGGATATCGAGGTCCCATGAATCGTCCGACGCGTATTCGGTCGTGACGCGCCAGTGCCCCATGCCGCAGATCGCCGCATGTTCCAGCGCCTTCATGTAGGCGATATCCGCAAACGACTGCTGTTCGATGTTGCGGATAAGGCCAGTATAGATTTCCGCGATCTTGCGGTCGGCCCCATCATCGACCGGCCGAACGCCGATCGACGGCGGCTTGATCCGGGCGTCGTTCACGACCTGATGCACGTATTGCGGCAGTTGGTTGATGGTCAGCCGGGGCCGGCCATCTTCCTTGCGCTGCGCCAGATCGGCGTCGGTCCACTGGTATTCGCCGCCCGCGTAGAACTTCAGGTCGCGCTGCGCCGCATCGCGGTTCTGGCGATCGGCGTTCATGTCCTCCTGGAAAAGCTCGCGGGCGTCGCGAACCGCATCGTCATCGCTCGCCATCACGACATCCAGTCGCCGCGATGGCGGGGCACGCTGTATACCGGCATCTTCACCTTGGCGTGCCGCAGCATCATGAGGCCGTAGCGGGAAGCGCTCATCAGATCGTCCGCCTCCTTCACGACCAGCCCGTCTTTGCGGTGGTAAAGCCGGAATTCGCCAAACCAGTCGTTCAGGTGCCGGAACACCTTCCATCGGCCGGTCTGCATCCGGCCCAACATGTCCATCAGCCCGGCCTCGACGCCGTTACTTCCGTCCTCAAACGTGGCGCGGTCCTTGATCATCCGCAGCCCGTGGTTCTTGTACTGCTCGGCCAGTTGCTCGCCTGAGCCCTTGTCATGCTGCAGGCCGTCATGCGGCCAGGCCACCGGTATCCATGCGCCTTTGGCCCGAATCGCCGCGGCATGCACCAGCGGGGTTGCCTCGCGCACCCGATAGGCGTCATAGACGTGCACAGTGTCGGTGTCGCGGTCCCAGGCCAGCCAAGCTGCAGCGGTTGGGTGGTCCCAGCCGAAGTCCATGCCGCAGATGCGCGGCCAGTGGGCAGGCAGGCCAAACGACCGTTCTTTCAGCACTTCCTCGGCCACTGGGAAGATCCGGCCAGAGCCCAGCGTCGGGATGCCCTTGGAGCGGGCGTCACGTTCGTGGGCCGGGTAGCTGGCGATGATGGCCTCGCGCTGCTCTGCGGTGTAGTGCAGGGCGTCGTAGATCGTCATCGTGGTGACGTGGGTTCCGGCCACCTTGTCGATCAGGAACCGCTTGACCACATCGCTCATGCCCTGCAGCGGCGTGAAGGTCAGCGCCAAAATGCCGCCCGTGGCGTTGGTCCGGGTCAGCGACTCGGTGTAGATGTCCAGCGGGGGTTCTTCGTCCAGCCAGACGTAATCGAGGGTTTCGGCCTGGAACTTCTCCCGGCCTTGGTCGTAGCTCTTGAAGCCCAGCAGGCTTTCCCGCGCCTGAACGTCCCCGCCGCCGCCGTGCTGGATGATCAGCGTGTCGATGGCGTCGGCCACCCCGCGCTTCATGGCCTTGTCCTTGATGGCTGCCGCCGGGATGGCCCCGGTGCCGATGGCGTTGATACGGCCGCACAGCACGCGCTGCACAGAATCCCGCGTCACTTCGCCGGTCACCCCGGCCGCCCAGGCTGCAATGCCGTGGTCAAAGTAGGCGCCGTCCCACCATTTCGGGTAGCGGCCAGTCAGGTGCATTGCCAGCTCGAAGCCGGCGCTCCAGGTCTTGCCCAGCTGGTTGCCGGCGATCAGCAGGCGCTCGCGGACATTGAGGTCTGCCCCGGCGCGGTGGAATTCCCGCTGCTTGGGGTAGGCCTGGTAATCCTCCAGTCGGGTCTTGGCCAGCACGTCTTGGGCGTGCGCCAGCAGGGCTGCTTTTTCTTTCTCGGTCAGCTTGTCAACCCAGGACAGGTCGCTCAAGGCGTCGTCCCGCCCAGCTTGGCCACCAAGTCCTTGATCATGTCCCGGGGCAGGTCAGACAGCGGGTTGCGCTGGTTGTTGTCCTCGCGGAACATGCCCAAGTGCTTCATGGCCTGGTCGCGCGCCGCGTTTTTGTCCAGCCACTTCACTTTCTTGGTGTAGCCCATAAGTTCGCGCTTTTCGCCTCGACCGGCGAATTCTTCCATCACCTCAACACCGGACAAGGCCATGGCGGTGTCGTCGTCCAACTCGGTGATAGGCTTCAGGTTGCCATGTTCGTCGTACAGTTTGCGCGGGTCAAAGTGCACCGCCTGGGCCAGAGAACGAAGCACAGACTCGGTTGTCAGCTCCAGTTTTGATAGCACGGCGGTGCGGCGTTGTTCAAGTTGTGTTGAAACCTCAACAGACTTCAACAATCTTGCGCCGGCAGAGTAAGCCGTCCTCTCGCTGTACCCCGCCTGAATAGCGGCCTGAGTGGCGTTGCCTCCGTTGGCAATGTAGGCCTCAACAAACAGCTTGCGTTTGTGCTCGGCTTCCTCTTTGCTGCTGCGGATCGGCTTGGCCTTCGCCTTGCTTTTCTTGCTGGTCGCCATGGTCAATCCAGCACACGCCCATGGATGATGCGGCTTTCGTGAAACCACACATCTTCCCCGTGATCGCGATAAGCGCGTGATTGTTCAGGGGTGTAGCCGGGGTAGGCGGCCTCAAGGTTTTTTCTTACCTGCCGCCCGGCCTCTGCATTGATCATTGCGCGTTCCGGTTGTATGGCATGCCTATCGACCGGAACACCAACAGCGCAGAATGATTGCCGCTTTTCCACATCAGTGCCCGCTAACCTACTTCGGCATGCGGTCGGTGTACCCCGCCGAGAATTCCTGGTCGGCCATGCCGTCGTCACCTGCCTGGCCGTCGGCCTTGTAGGCTTCCAGGGCCATGGTCAAAGCGTCCTTGATGCTTTCCGCGGGCTTGTAGGTCGGCTCCATGCCTTCACGTTCCACGCCGAAGGCCAGCTTGCCGTCCGGGCTGACGTTGATGCACAGGGTGTAGCCGGCTTCTTCTGCCGGGGCGGTGTCCATGCCTTCGGTGGCTTGGGCAGGGGGTTGCATCTGGCTTTCGCCGCCGATGTTGTTGGGGGGCATGGCGTTTCCTTTGGTTGGGTTGGGGGTGTGCCCCATGGGGGCTTACGGGCGAACCCGCTGGGGCGCTGCCCTTCGCGGCCTTACCTGATTGCCCGGCCGGCGCGAGACGGGTGAAGCTGCCGGCCATTTACCCGTGGTCGGACGGCCTTCAGGCTCGGCCTTTGGCTCGGGGGGTGATCTTGGGTGTCCGGCTTGGCCCCGGGCGTCCCGGGAGACGTGGGCTTTTGAGCCCGGGGCCATCCGGTGGCTGCGATTTACCCATCGCTGCGCGGGCCGCGGTTGCCTCCGGTGTCCCGTTGCGGGAGTCCTTCAGACGGTTGCGGGTTTGGGAAAAAGGAAAGCCACCAGGATTGCTCGGGGCGGCCTTGTTGAATTGGTCCCGGTTACTCAATCCGGGGGTATTTCACCAGCGTTTATGCCCGATGTAAGCGGCTCCAGAGTTGCCGTTTTAATCTGAGGCGATAGTGCGTCTTGTGGTCGGCGGGGGCCCGGGTTCCCGCTGGCAAGGGAGCCGATCCGCCTATGGTGGCCAGTGCTGGCGCGTTCTCTGTGTTGCGCTTTCAGCCCAGGGCATGCCGCCCTGCTGCTCTATTCAGAGGCACCTGTCCCGCGAAGGGGCGGCGCTCTCTTGTTAGTGCTGACTACGCCAGCTTTGTAAGCACGCGAATTATTACCTATTTTCAGCCGAGTGCAAGGGGTTTTGTGGTAGTTCCTCCAATGCTGTCGGGCTGACCGGGATTGTTTTGCCGCAGTCTGGGCAGGTGATCAGCATCAGGCCGGGTTCCGGGTGGCTGCCGTCGGGCAGCTTCCAGTCCGTGCGGCGCATCGGGGGTTTGCTTTGCAGCGGCTCGGCGCCGGTGTATGTGATGGCGGGGCTGGTGCAGCCTTTGTGGCGGAAGGGGGTCATGGAGGTTCCTCGTGCATGAGTTC